TGGGCTAAATTATTTAGGTGGACCACAACAAGCAACCCCTGGCGATCCAAATGCAATACATTACAATCAATTTAATCCTCCTCCTGCTAATAGTGGTCTTCTTCCATATAGACCTAATGTACCATTAGGTGGTGGAATTTTGGGTTTACAACAAGGCGGAACAAATGCTTTAGGTCAAAACCCCTTACAAAGACAGTTAGGAAGAATAACCTAATGGCAAAACTCTGTGCAAAAGGAAAAGCCGCCGCAAAAAGAAAGTTTAAAGTTTACCCCTCTGCCTACGCAAATATGTATGCGAGTGCAGTATGTTCTGGTAAAGTTACCCCTGGTGGTAAATCTAAGTCTCAAGAAAGAAAAGCCGTATCCGCTCAAAGAAAAGCTGTCGGTGGTGAAATGGTCGCTGCTGGATGTGGTATGGTTGCAGACAATAGACGTAAGAAAACCAAACTTTATGTTTAAGGAGGTTAATCATGGATAAAATCAAAAACATGTGGAACAAGCTAAATAACAAAACAAAGATTTTTGTTTCTGTTGTTGCTGTGCTTGTTGTCATTGAAGTTATCAGATCAGTATTTTAATGGCTCAAAATGGTCTTCGTAAATGGGTGAAAGAACGTTGGGTGGACATTGGTGCACCCAAAAAAGACGGTAAGTATCAACCTTGCGGAAGATCCAAAGGATCAAAAAGAAAGTATCCAAAGTGCGTACCGATTGCAAAAGCAAGAAGTATGTCAAGTTCTCAAAAAGCGTCAGCAGTACGTCGTAAGCGTGCTGCTGGCAATCCAGGCGGAAAGCCTACGAATGTAAAAACTTTTGTCTCGAAAAAAACAAGCAGAAAAAATTAAAGAAGATGTACTCGAATGGTCTAAGCAAGTCTTAGAGCCAATGAATAAACATCTAGGTTTCCCGGCATGTCCTTTTGCTGCCAAATGGAGAAAAGAAGGTAAGCTTCGAATAGAAGTTCGAATGGATAAATCCAAATATGAAAAACATCTCACCAGTGTATTGAAAGATTGGAATAAAAAACAACACGATATTATTATTTTTTGTGACCCTTTTTGGGAGCAATATACACCTGAACAATTTCAAGAAAAGATAGATTTCTACAATAAAACATATAACAGACGTGATGTATATTTTATGGGGTTTCATCCTGATAATCCTGCAACTGCTGATGGAGAAGAATTTTTAGTCGATCCAACAGACAATTGTACTTATCAGTCCGATTTAGGTTATTCCATGATGCTTATACAGAAGTTTAAACAGTTGTACGAAGCAAGTTGCAAACTACATAAGATAGGTTATTATGAAAAGTGGCCAGCCGAGTATTATGACGAGGTCGTCAGAACAAGGCAAGAAACGTACGAAAAATTATTTAAAAAGGAGAAAACATCATGATGAAAAAGAAAAATGTCGTCAAAAAAAGAGGCGGCGGTATGATGAAAATGCGTGGTGGTGGAGCTGTAAAAAAAGCTGTTGGTGGGTTTATGGTCTCACCAAGAAAAGCCATGGCAATGGGGAAAAAGTAATTTATGGCTACCTCGGGAACAACTAATTTTGATTTAAGTTTTGATCGAATTATTGAACGTGCTTATGCTCGTTGTGGTAAATCTGTTAGAACAGGATATGAGCTAGCAGCAGCTAGAGATAACCTTAATTTATTATTTTCAGAATGGGGAAACCGGGGTGTCCACCTTTGGAAAATTCAAAATGAAACAGCTAATTTAACTGCCGGTACAACTACCTATACAGCACCGAGTGATGCTAGTGATATTTTAGAAGCTGTTTTTAGACAAACTAATAATGATGGCACAACTACCGATACAACTCTTACAAAAATTAGTCGATCACAATATGAAGCTCTTCCCAATAAAGCTGATCAAGGAAGACCTAGTCAATATTATGTTAGAAGAAATTTAGCGAACGTAGAAATAAATTTATATCAAACTCCCGATACAACAGACACTCAAATTAATTATTACTATGTTGGAAGAATTCAAGATGTAGGTGCTTACACTAATACACCCGATGCTCCCTATCGTTTTCTTCCCGCAACAGTTTCTGGACTAGCTTATTATCTTTCTCAAGAACTAGCACCTGATCGTATGCAAATGCTTAGTCAGGTTTATGAAACAGAATTAAATAGAGCGTTAAATGAGGACACTCAAAGAGTATCAGCTCATATTGTCCCCATGCGTTCTTACATCTAACAATGACTTTTGCTGTTGGTAAATATTCTTTAGCTATATGTGATCGATGTGGTCAACAATATAAATATTTAGAATTACAACAAGAGTGGAACGGACTCTTTACTTGTCCCGAATGTTTTGAACCCAAACATCCACAACTTGATCCTCCTTATCATGCAGCGGATCCCGAAGCATTACAAGACCCCAGGCCCGCTCGACAAGAGCCTGTGACTGTATTTGTTGGATCTCCAGGAGATAGCTCCTTTACATCAACAGGAATGATACCCTCTACAGAAACAAGAGACTTGAATCCTTTAGTTCGTCTTGGTAGAGTTACCGTGAGTATATCATGAACTATTCTGAACTTGTAACAAATGTCCGAAGCTATACAGAGGTAGATAGCAATGTCTTAACAGAATCTATTATTAATGTTTTCCTTACTAATATTGAAAATCAAATAGATCGACTTCTTGATAGTGACGCTCAGAGAAGATATGCAACAACCAGTTTAACCGTTAATAATTCCTTTGTAGAGGTCGGAAGTCTAGGCTTAGGTGGTTTTCGTTTTGCAAGAGGAGCACAGATAGTCAAAGATGATGGTGAACGTGTTTGGCTTGAACAAAGAGATACAACTTTTATGGATGAATATGCAGTAGAAAGATCCACTTCTGATTCTAACTATACTGGCATACCAAAGTATTGGGCTAATTGGGATAGTAATTATTTAATGGTCGCTCCTACACCTGATCAGGCTTACACCTTAGAATTATGGTATAATGAACAACCTGAACGATTAGGTGACGGAACTGGAGGAACTTCTACTACAACTTTTATATCTAATAATGCACCTGAAGTTTTGTTGTATGGCGTGCTTGGGGAAACCTTTTCGTACTTGAAAAATCCACAAGATATGCAATTATACAGTCAAAAGTTCCAGACTGCTTTGACAGCTTTCGCTAATGAGCAAATGGGACGTAAACGTAGAGACGAGTATGCGGACGGAGTTTTACGAGTACCCTTACCGTCAGCAGACCCACAAGCCTAAGGAGGGCTTAAAACATGGCAATTAACCAAGCAGTTTGTGCAACATTCAAACAGCAATTGTTAGATGGCGACCATGATATCAGTTCAGATACTATCAAACTCGCTCTCTATACAGATTCTGCTTCATTGGATGCAAACACATCAGCCTATTCCGCTTCAAACGAAGTCGGTGATTCAGGCTCATATTCAGCAGGCGGTGGAACTTTAGCAAATGCTAACGTCAGCTTAACCAAAACTAATGCAACAGCATCAACAGCTTTTGTAGATTTTGATGATTTATCATTTACGAGTGCAACAATCTCAGCTCAAGCAGCTTTGATTTACAACACTTCATCTGCAAACGTAAATGCTTCAATCGCAGTATTAGATTTTGGTGGTGTGAAGACATCTACAAACGGAACTTTTACAATTCAGTTCCCAACCAATGATGCTTCTAGTGCAATTCTAAGAATTAGCTAAGGCATATTTAATTTACAAACACAAGTGATGTTTGTACTATAAGATATGTCTTACGCTGATTTTCCTTTTTCCACAACTCCGTACGCTGCGGAACCCGTTGAAAACGCTGTTATACCTGTAACAAGCGTTTCGGCTTCTTTTGCGTTACAGGGAGTAGGTGTTTCAGCAGGCGGTAGTGTCACTGTCGTTGCGGCAGAAGACCAAATGGATTTTGCGATTGGCACAGTCATCGCAGAATCAGAATCAATTGTTGAGATAACAGCAGGTGTTCAAGCAGATACAGAATTAGGCACTTTTGTTACCACTGCCGATTCTAATCTCACTCTTACAGGAGAAGAAATATCTTCTGATACAGGAACAATAACAACCACTGCAGATGCAGTAGAAGTTCCCACCAGTGTTATTATTTCTTCTAACACGGGAGTAGAAACAGTCACTGGAACGGCTCTCATTACTCCTACAGGTGTTGAAGCAACTGTAGATTTAGGCACACCTGTTATCTCAGGTGCATCTGTCTTAACTGTTATAGGAGAAGAACTTAATACTGTTTTAGGAACTGAAGTCATTGTTGCAGATGCTAATGTCGACGTCACAGGATTAGAAGCTTCTCTTACAGATGGTACTGTCGAAGTTATTGCAAATGCAGACGTTATAGTTACAGGTCTTAATATTCAATTTACAGAAGGTACGGCTGAAGTTACAGCGACAGCAATAGTTGATGTCACGGGAATAGAAGTATCCACCGAACTAGGAACAGAAACAGTTACAGGAACGGCTAATGTTGACGTTACTGGATTAGAAATCAACTTTACCGAAGGAACAGCAACCGTTGAGGCCAACGCTACTGTTGTTCTTACAGGGCTAGAAATTAACTTCACAGAGGGCACAGTAGAGGTTAATGCAGGAGCCACGGCTGAAGTTACAGGACTAGAAATTTCATCGCAAAGTGGTAATGTTGAAATTGTTAGTGATGCTAATGTCAGTGTCACAGGACAAATTTTAAATTTTGCTTTAGGTAAAGAAACAATTACAGGAGCATGGGAACCAGTTAGTCCAAATGTATCAAATTCGTGGACAGAGGTTGCAGCATAAGGTATAAAAAGACATGGCATTTCAAATAGCAGATAGAGTCAAAGAGACAACAACGACAACAGGAACAGGCACTTTTGATTTAGGGGGTGCAGTTTCTCAGTTTCAAACATTTGTTGCTGGTATTGGAAATGGTAATGAAACTTACTATTCTATTGAAGATCCGACAGGAACAGATTGGGAAGTGGGTATAGGAACAGTCACTTCTGGAGCTCCAGATACTCTTTCTCGTGATACCGTCATTTCTTCTTCTAATGGTGGATCTTTAGTCAATTTCGGTGCAGGGGAAAAAGTCGTCTTTTCAACACAACCTGCTAGTAAAACTTTTATTTTATCAAGTGATAATACTGCTGTTATTTCTAATATTAATGCATCTACATTAACCGCAGGAACTGTTAATGATGCAAGACTTTCTGCTAATGTCACTTTAAACAATGCTTCCACAATTTCGACAGGAACTCTTGCTCAAGCAAGACTTGCAAATTCTAGTATTACCATTAATGGAACAGGAGTTGCTTTAGGTGGCTCCATAAACGTCGGTGATATTACAGGTGTCACTGCGGGCGATGGTTTAACAGGTGGTGGAACTACAGGTGCAGTAACTCTTAATGTAGGAGCCGGGACAGGTATTGATGTAACCGCAGACGCTGTAGCTGTTGACGTATCTGATTTTATGACCAATGGTGCTAACAATCGAATCGTGACTGCAACAGGCACCGATGGAATGAATGCCGAAACA